CTACCGCCCCAGCACGGACTTGATCGTATGGCCGCCGCCATAGATCGCGAGCCAGAGTCCGGCGAAGCCGAGCAGATGCTCCCACGGGATCGGTGCAATCGACACGCCCATGGTGGCGTTAACGGTCGGCAGAATCACGCCGTTCCATGACCACAGGAACAGTAGCATCCACGACATCGCTGGGCGCCAACCCCAGGAGAAGACGCTACCGCGCTCGTCTTCGCGCTCCAGCATGCGGTTGCGCTGCGCGGTCGCCATCGTGAGATAAGCAAGCCATTCGGCGCCGCGTTCGTGCTCGACCGCCTGGACCTTCGCAGCCGCGTCGGCATCGGCTTCAATCGCAGCCTTCACCGATTCCGGTGTTGGCTGTGCACCGAAGGCTCGGGCGAGTGCCTCGATGACCTGTGCCGAGGCCTCGCCAGCGGTACCGCCGATATTGGTGCGCAGAATCGAGCCAAGGATTGGTGCCCCAAGACTGACAAGGAGCGGGGCGAGGATGCTAAGCATAGGTAGCCTCCTGCGCGTAGGCAGTGGCACGCCGGGCGTTGATCACGGCGCGGATGATGAGGATGATAAACATCGCGAAGGTAAAAATGACTATTCCAGCGAGAAGCCAATTGCCAAGCTGCGCGCTCTGATCGATGGCGATCGCGCCACTGCCGCCGGCGCCGGTCGCGCCGCCGGCTTGCTTGCGCACGAGAGAGCGGGCCTTGTCAGCCTCGCCATCCAACTGCTTCCTGACGACGGCGCGATTGTCATTTGTAGCCGCAAGCGCCCAGGCGACGCCTTTGGCCTCAACGTCGGCGACGCGGCGGGCCCAGCCGCGACCGAACGTCGTCCAAATTTTGAGCGACTGCATAAAGCCAAGCCGTCTGGCGCAGATGCGCTTTACCGTCTCGTGGTCCGCCTCGCCGACCGAGGCGAGCAACCATTGACGCCCATGCGAAACGCCGGAGTTCACTGAGGCATCGTATGTCGCGAGATCGACGCCGACGGCAAGCGTCGGCCCACCACACGGCAGCCAGTATTCGTCAAAATAAATCTGCTCGGTCTCGGCCATATCGATCGCACGGACCGGCCGGATCGGCCGCCGCTGCTTGGTGAGCCAGGCATGATAGACTGCCTCGGTGATGCCATACATCGTTTTGCCGCCGGGGTCGGCGGGATGATCAGACCACCCACCTTCCCATTTTTTGGTGACGTCATGACAGCGCCGGAACTTGTCGGTGCTCATCGACGGATCTCCTTTGATGTTAGACACAAAAAACCCGCCTTACGGCGGGTTACAAATTGATGGTCTGGCTGCTCGTGATGCGCGGCTAATCAGGGGCCGTCGCCAAACAGCCTCAGCTTGATGGCAATGCCTGCGAGCAGTGCGAGCATGATCGCTGTGGTGATCATGCGCACAGCGGTCTGGACGGCGGTGCGGCGGATGAAGCGAATGCTGTCGAGTAGAGTTCGCAGATCGTGGACATCGAGAGCGGCATCCTCACCGTCGAGGCCGACATCGGCCAGCGCTCGTTTTGCGCCTTTCTCGGCCGCGCGCGTCAGGATCGCCTCAAACTCGGCGTCGGGCATACGTACAAAGCCCGGATCGGAATGTGACGGTGTCATCGTGTCATACTCCCGGCTCAACCGATTTTGACGCCCCAGAACGACGTGTGGCTCGCCGCAAAATATCCATCGGCATCCCGGAATGTGCCCTGGAGCTCGACTGTGTCGTCTGCATCGAGCACCACCATGGTCTGCAGCCAGAGTGCCGTTGCTTCGGAAACATGGGCGCCGGAGATTTCGCCGAACGAGCCGCGGATTTCGGTGGTACCGTTCAACAGCAGCCGGCCGCGCATACGCGCTGTGGTACTGGAATTGACCTTGTAGAGTAGCGTCGCGCCAAAGAGATATGTGCCGGCAACGGGGGCAACGAAGCGATTATTGGCAGTGTCAAACGACCCCTGGTCGTTATAGTCGGTGTTGTTGATAGCGATTTTGGTCCAGCTATCAGCAGCGACGTAGTTGTCATAGTTGGTGTAACCCTTGAAGCGCGACAGCCGGGGCTGATCGACGATACCGGTCGTATTGTCGACACTTAAGGCGTCGAAGAAACTCGAACCGTCAGCCGAGACCGCAAGCCGGAATCTGTCGGTACCGAATAGGCCAACCAGCGCCTTGGTGACATAACCGGTCTGGAAGACGTAGCCGAGATCGTTGCCTGCAGCCTCCTTGTTCATTGTGTAAAATAGATCGCCTGTGCCGCCCTCGGCCGCCGACCTTGCCGTCCAGAGCGTAGCGTTGAGTTTGGCCGAGAACGGGTTCGCCATATCCGCTGTAGTGCCGATACCGAGCCGCGCCAGATTCTGCAGCGCCGACGGCGTGGTTCCAATCCAGCCGGAGCCATCGTAGACGAGCAGCGCCCCCTCGTCCTCAACCCATACCCGCCAGCCCGTGCGCGGCGGCAGTTGCAGCCAAGCACCATCGGTGTAAAGTGCGACGCGACCATCCCAGCGCGTCCACGCGCCGGTTGCGTCAGATGCGACGATATAGCGATCGCCATCGGTGGGGCTGGCCGGCGGCACGGTCATGCCGCGACCCCTGACCGAGAGCTGGACGATGCCGTCGAGAAGCTGCAGCGCTTCATTGACGGTGACGTGCTTTTGCGCCTGATCGGCCGCGAGCTGCGGCAGACCGAGATTGGTCGTCGACATGGTAGCTCCCGTCATTGGGGTGGGAAGGTCAGAACGTGCTGGTGACCTCGGTGCTGGCGCCCGGGCCGAGCACCCGTGAGACCTGCGCAACGCGCCATGCCAGCGAGGCTGGTAGCACACCAAAATCGGTCATCTGCTGAACTGCGGTGTAGAGCGCGCTTGGGCCGGCCACGCGAAGAGGGCGCACGACATTTGCGCCATCGAGGATCTGTACATTATATTCCTCGGTCTCCTCGCCGAGCGGTACCTCGTTTAGCCAGGAATCGCCGCCGATACGTGTACGGCGTATCCACGACAGCTGAATGTCTCCCGAAGCCCGCTCGCGGGTGGCCCTTGGATGCGCCGGCGCGAACGGCCTTAAGCCCTTGCCGCTATCGGTGAAGACGATCTCGCTGGAGAGGTCACCGCTCGGCCCCTGCGGAACCGGCGCGGTTCGCCAAGTAATTTCGATTCCGATGCGCGAGACCGAGACGTTCGGGCGCGGCTGGCGTGCCGGATCGAGTAGGATGAACCGGCTCCCGGACGGGTGGGCCGCGATCTCATGTTCAGTGCCGCGTTGGCCGCGCAACAGCCGGCTCAGCCGATAGCGGCCCTCGGCGATCAGCTCGGCACTGGCAAACTGGATCACCTCGTCGTCGATCAGAGCGGCGTTGCCGCCGGCCAGCACCCGCTCGTCGGCGAGGCTCTGCAGCGCCCCATAATCGAGCTGCACCTCGACCGCGTTGGCGCGATCCCAGCGCCAAGCCGGCCCGGATGCCAGTTCTGTCACCGTCGTGCCGATGATGGATGGCAGGCTCGCCGCGGCCGCAACCGTGTAATCCAGCGCATCGGCGGTCGGCTGGAACAGCGTCGCGCCGCGGAAGCGGCCGATACCGACCGGGCAGGCTGCAACATAGAAGCTCGATGCCGAGGCGTCGTGGTTGTCGATCATGATCGGCATATCGAGGAGTTCGACGCGGACCGGCGCGACCGGTTCGGGTGCCGAGGGCGGCAGCACGCCGCTGCCGGTTGGCGCGGTATAGAACTCCGGGACACCGCCATCAGTCGCCACACCACGCAGCAACACCAGCCCAGGCTTACCGTAGGTGACAGCCGTGAGGCGGATGCGACGCCAGACGCCGTCGATCGGCACCGCCACGATGTCGGTCGGATCGCATCTGATGGCGCGCGCCGGCAGCCGCAGATCGACCGCCTCGCGACCCTGCCACATCTCGCGCAGCGCGCGCTGGCCGATCTCTTGCGCCTGCTCGACGGTGAGCACGACGGGCAAGCTCAGCGTATTGACGCTCTCCGACTGGCCGACCTGCTTGCGCACCGTGACCGTCGAGGACTGGTAGTCGCGGCCCTCGTCGAGATGGACGATATCGACCGCGATCGGCAGTTCGGTGTCCTGGGTGCGCTCGACCTTGACGCGGGAGCGATCGCTGTCGTTCTCGCTGGCACCGAGGTCGTTCGGGTCGATAGTAATCAGAGAACCTGCGCCACGCTTGACGAACACCAGCACGCCATCGCGCTCGACCGCGTCGAAGAAATACGCTGTCTGCAGCACTGCAATCATATCGCGCACCGGCTTGCGCTCGGTCACGACATAGCCGACGACCTCGTCGTCAAGCGCGGTGACATCGAACTCGCTCGCGGCGAGACCGGCCCGCAGGCAGAGGTCCCGGACGATCCCGGCAAGCTGCATGTTGCCTATCTTCCCTTCGGTCCAGTGGCCGAGCCGAAAGTTCTCGCCGTCCGACCACACCTTGGTGAGCGTTGGGAAGAACGGATAAGGCCGCGCATCCCAGCACCAGACGAAGCGTCGGCCGACCATCGGCCCGTCATAGAGTGGTGAGGCCGGGTTGTTAGCCGGATTGCTCCAGAACTGTTCCGTGGCTTCGATCGCCACCCGCTGAACGACGCGGTCGACCGCACGGTTGGAGTAATAGGGCGCAAAACTCTCGATCGACTTCGGGTCGATGAAGACGTTGGGCTGATTGGTGGCACAGTTCACCGTCGGAAAGCCGTATTCAGTGAACCAGATCGACTTGCCGCGCGGTACCCAGGCCGTGGCAGGTCCGGTCGGCACGCCGCCGACGCGCGGGACGTGCTCGTTCTCCCACCACCAGCGGATGTTTTTTATCGCCCAGAACGGATCGTCGATCGGCATGCGCCGCTGATCGAGGCCGCGACGTCCGAGATCGCGGTCATCTTGCGTCGCATAGTAGTAGTCGATCAGTTCGCCCGATGTCCACCCGGCTGCAATTGCTGCCTTGTCATAGACGGCGCGCGGCCGGTCGGTGAGCGGAAAATAGGCATCGATCCCAACCACATCGATATTGGGATCGGCCCATAGCGCATCGAGCGGGAAATCGACATTGGCGCCACCGCGGTCGTGGTAGCGATATTCTGACCAGTCCGCCGCATAGGTGACGATGCAACGCGGCCCGAGCCGGATCTTTGCCTCCGATGCAATCTGCCGCCAGAATGGTACCGCCGGATAGCCGCCGGCGCCGCCCCGGATGCGGTTGAGCGCAGCCAGCTCGGAGCCGATGACGAAGCTATCGACCCCGCCCGCCTGCTCGGCCAGCGCCATGCAGTGGCGGATGAAGCGCAGATACCCGTCGTTGCGCTCGAAAAAGCCCGGCACATCGGCCGCGGCGCCAGCAATACGGCCGCGCCAGGGAAAGGGCGATGCGGCCGGCGGCGGAATATCCATCATCAGAAATGGATAGAGCATCACCTTGTAGCCAAGGCTATGCAGATGCCGAATCGCCCGGACGATCGATCCGTCACTGATCGTTCCGCCGTAGGATAATCCGGTCGTGCCGTCCGGCCTGGTGTAGGAGGAAACGAGCGGCCACCCGCCCGGCCAGCCGATGACCGGCCGGCCGCTTCCCATCACCGACCACGAATATGGCGCGGTGTCGGGCAGTCGGTCGGGGGTGATAGCGTATTCGGCTGCGGGCCGGATCGCGCAGGTCGCGGCATCTAGCGAGGTGCCGAACCAGGCATAGACCAGGCTGATCCACTCAACGTTCGACACTTCACGGCGCAGGTTGTCGATCGAGACGGTGAAGTCGGCCGCCTTGCGTCCGGTGTTGCTGTTAATGTTGGAATCGCGCACGCGACTGCGCACCACATCGGGCTCGTAGGCCCATTCGCCGCTCGCCGGCATCACGCAGACGCTGCGGACGAGATGGCGGGCATCGGCCACATCGGCGTCCGAGCCGCGATAGACTTCGATCTCGAAGTTCGGAAAACGATTGCCGTAGGGCGTGAGATAGAGGTTCTCGAGGACGACGTAGGACAGACCGCGGAACGCCGGTGTGCGGTCGGCGCCTTCAACTGCCTGGATCAGCGGATCGGGTGATTGTGTCTCGTCGCTGTAATAGGTGCGGATATCATCGACATGCTCGGGATCGAGCGGCATCTTGTCGAGCCAGATGCGATAGATCGAAGTGATCGGCGCCTCACAGACGCCGAGCGCAACATCGGCATAATAATGGTAGCTGGTGTGCGTGATGGTTTGCGTTCCTCCCCCACCACCGGCGCTGCCTTTGCCGCCACCGCCGACCGTCTCGGTTTCGGTGCGGACGATTTCACGAATACCGCGGACCCAGATGATATTGGCAGGCACCCGCATGCGGCCCCAAACCACCGGCATGGTTTGGCCATAGGCCGATCCCGACAGGTTGAGTTCAGTGAGCCGTGTGCCTTCGATCGTCCGACGATCCTGCTGCGGTCCGAACAGCTCGCGGTCGAGAATGCCACCGACATAGGCGCCGAACAGCGCCCCGAGCGATTGGCCGAGCCCTCCCGCGATGCCGCCGCCGAGCACCCCGCCGGCGAGCGTGAGAACAAGCTGGGCCACGGTTCACGTCTCGACTTCGAAGGTGAGGTTTGGCAGCCGGTTACCGAACGGTGTGATGGAGAGCCGCTCCATCATCACATAGGCGAGCCCGCGATAGGCCGGCGTGCGAGCGATGCCTTCAACGGCCTGAATGAGCGGGTCGGGTGCCTGCGTTTCATTCCCGAGATAGACCCGCATGTCGCCGACCTTATCGGTCTCGAAGGCATTGCCGTCGGCGAATACGCGACGCACCGCAGCGATCGGCCCGGCGCAGAGCCCGACGGCGACATCGGCATAATAGTGATAGGTGACGTTGGTAACGGTCTGGCCGCCACTGCCACCACCCTTGCCGCCGCCACCAACCGTCTGCGTATCGGTGCGAACCTCCTCGTCGAAGCCGCGCATCCAAATCACGTTCGCAGCCATTCGGCCCTTGCCGTAGAGCAGCGGAATCACCGCGCCGTAGCTCGACGACTGCACGCGCAGATCCTGCATACGTGCACCATAAACGGTCTGGCTGGCCGTACCACCGAACAGCTGCTGATCGACCATGCCGCCGACATAGCCGCCAACCAGACCACCAATCGCACCGCCGAGACCGGGCAGCAGCATATTGCCAAGCACATAGCCGCCGACCGTGAGAACGATTTTGGCCATGATCAATCCGCGATCCCAGGCACCCGGAACGCATGGCGGAGTTTTGCCCGCCACCATGGCGAGAAACCGTGCTCGACCACCTTGCCGGCCTCGCGGTAGCAGTGGATCAGCCCGTCGCCTGGCGCGACATAGGCACAGTGGTGCGCCGGACCCTTGCCGGCGCCGAACAGCAGGATGTCGCCGGGCAGCACGTCGGTCACGTCGATTTCGTGGGCGTGTGCCTTGAAGCCGAGATACATGCGCGGCTCGGCGCGGTAGAGGTGCCAGGTCTCCGGATAGTCGAGTGGGATCGTCACCTCGCCGACGAATGGCAGCGCGACGCCGCGCACGAAGCCGATGCAGTCGCAACCAACCCCCTTAAGAGATGCCTGATGGTGCCAGGGCGTGCCGAGCCAGCTCCGCGCCTCGGCGATCACTGCATCTCGGGTGAACATCGGCATGAGGCAATCAGGATCAGTAAGAAGTGGCCTTCGCGAGCACGGATCTTCGGTGCTGTCCGGGACCGCGTCAGCGGTCATCACCCGCGCACCGGATAGGAGAAGACCTTGTCGTTGCCCGGAATGTGCGGCTCGCCGCGGAAGTTCAAAATATTGCCGAAACGGGCATAACAGGTCTCTGGGGTCTTATCGCAGCCGGCGACCAGCCGGACCTGGTCACCGACCGTGATCGGTCGCGGCATCGGTGTGAACAGCTGGATCGATTGGCCGTTGTGCTGAAGCACTTCGGTCGCCGCACCCGCGTTTGCGCCGGTCAGGAAGGTACAGATGCCGAAGGTGTAGAAGCCGGTCGGCCGTGCCGTCGGGACCGTGAAGGTGTCGCCACTGGATACAGCGCTGATGACGAGTTCGTCTGTCAGCGGAGCCAGCACGATTTTGCACTCGGCGCTGCCCAGATCGGCACGACAGAGCCGTGAATAGAGCTTGCCCGCAACCTGCTGAAGGCGATTCGCGATGCCGCGAATCTCCGCCGAGAAACGATTGTCGGCGCGCTTAACCTCGCCAAGCGAGCCGCGACGAAGGAGCACGCGACCTTGCGACAGGTCGGCCCAGTTGACGAGAAAGATATCGATCTTGGCGCCGTCGAACAGACCGGCGGAGAGGTCCTCTGCCTTGAGCGCGTCATCATCGAGAAACCCGTCCACATCGAGGTTGTCGACGGACAGATCGGCGCCGGATTTAATCGCGCTCGGCAGGAAGCCGGTTGCAGCTACATAAGTCAAGCCATCAATGACGAGGTTGCGATCGTGATCGGTGAAGCCGCGCGCCCAGCCGTCAGTCCGCTCCAGGCGCCAGCACGTTGCAAGCGTCGTCACCTCGCCGGCAAGATGTGTGGCGAGCGCGGCAGATATGGTCTTCATGAATCAGGCCTTGATTTCGATTAAAGCGATCGAGGAAACCTGCTGGATGTGATAGGCGACCGCGACCACCGGCAGATGATCGGTGTCAAAGCGGACCGGCACGTCAAACAGGAAGTCTGCATAAGGCTGTGTCGCGGGCGCAAGGTCGAACGTAATCAGCCCGGTCAGGTAGTCGACATCGACCGATATCGGGCTGCCGCCGACGCGAACGACTACGGTGCCAGCCTCGGGCTTGGTGATGACGCGCTGATCCGCCGAAGGCCCCGAGGCGTATTGCTTGGTCAGCTGCCAAATCAGCGGATCGGTGGTCGGCGCGAGCGGCTGGGCTTCGGCTTCAAAATCGTTCCAGTCGCGGAAACGGAAGCCATAGGCTCGGCCCTTGCGGGCGCGGAAGAAGGCGATGACCTCAGCCATCTGCTCGCGGGTACGAATGCCGGTCGAGATGTCGTATTTGGCACGCGCCGCCGACCAGTTGACGTTGCGCTGCTCGAAGCCGGAAGCGACCGCGATGATGTCGGTCGAGAACTCGGGGCCACCAGTCGCTCCGCGTGCGACAGCATCCGGAAACCGTATATCGTGAAATCCGCTCACAGGTTACGCTCCGCGCGCCGCAGCGCGGCCGCCATATCGGCGGTGATCTGGCTCTGGGCCCGCCGGAACGAGGCAGCGTCCGGCGTCGTCACCGCAAAATTGAGGACGATCGGAGCCTTCGCGCCGCGTTCATAGGCGGCGGCTTCGCTACGGTTGAGCACTCGCTCACCGCGCTGCAGGATTGCGGGCACCTCGTCGGATTTAAGGAATGTGCCGTCATGGAAGCGGGGTGCGTTGTGGAAAGCGGCCGCCGAGACGAGGCGCAACGGTGCCGCACCACCGACAATGCCGCCAAAATGATAGATCGGCGAACCGAACAATTTTGCGGTCGCCGCAACCGGGCCGACCCCACCACCGCCGCCGAACAGACCGCCAAATAAACCGCCGAACAGGCCGCCGGCATTGTTCAACGTCGGCGCGTTGCCGCCGAACAGAAGATTTTTGAGCGGGTTCAGCACCGCGAGCTTGAGAATTTCCTTTTCGATGTCGGCGAGTGCAGCCCGTCCGGCCTCCGCCCAGGACTTCCAGTCGAGCTTGCCTTGTGCGAGCAGATCGGCAAAGCGGTTCATCGAGGACTCGAACACGCTTTGCCAGCCCTGGGTGAGTTCGCGGGCACGGTCAAGCTGGGCGTTGAGCGCGGCCTGGCGTTCGGCGTTGGCGAGGATGATCTGCCCCTCGACGCTCGCCGCCGACAGACCCTGGCGGCGCAGATCCTGCTCGGCCTTGAGCCGCGCGATGAATTTATCCTTTTCCTCGACACTTCGGCCGACAAAGGCGATCTCGGCCTGCGTCTGCTCGATTGCAAAACGCTGGTCGCGTGCCGTGTCGCGCAGGACCTTTGCTGCCTCCGCCAGCACCCGGTTGCGGGCTTGCTCAATCGTGAGCGCGGCCTGTTCGGGCGTCACCGTCTGGCCGATCAGCTCGATCCGGGCGCGCTCGGCTTCTAACGCCGCCCGCCGCGCCGGCCCGATGGCGGTGACAAGTTCGATCTCGATCTGCTGCAGGCGGAGTTTACGCGCCTGCGGATCGACGAACTTGGCATTTTCGCCGGAATAAGTCGCGAGCGCCTGTGTGACACGACGATAGGCGTCTTCGACATTCTGCAGATTATCGACATTTTTTGCCGCAAGCGGGTCTTCGAGCAATTTACCCAACGAGCCACGCAGCACCTCCAGCTGGCGGATCGTCTCGGTGCCGGGGATGATGTCGCGCACCGCCTCGCCGACTTTCAGCGAGAGAGCGCGCGCCTCCGCTTCGATGCGGCCAACATCGGCCTGGTGCCTTGCATCTACAATGCGAGCACGAAGATCATCGGCTTGTCGCCGAAGCTCCGCCAAAACCCGCGATGGCGCACTATTCGAGCCGCGCGACAGCGCCGCGATACGCTGCTCGATTCGGGCGAGCTGCTCCTCGGATGTGCCGCCGCCAGCGGCGCGGTCGATGGCCCGACCAACGGCGTCATAGGCGTCCGAGGCCGAGCGCTTGACCGCGTCCCAGGCACGGCCAAGCGCGGTCGTCGCCTGCTCGGCATTAGCAAGGCTACTGCGCATCGCCTCCAGCAGCACGCGCTGTGCGCTGGTGCGGTCGTTCTGTTCGGCAAGACGCCGGATATAGGCGCGCGTTCGGTCATCGAGAAAGCCGAGCTGCGTGTTGAGCTGATCTGCCCCGCGCACCGGGTCGGCGAAGGCCTCGGCGAGGGACTTGACCGCCGCGTCGACATCGCTGCCGACGGTGACGGCATAGTTTTTGGCGACCGCGATCAGGCCGGAAAAGTGGTCCTGGCCGATCCGCCCGGTGCGCAGGAACGCCGTCTCCATCTCGCGTGCAGCGGCAACCGACACCTTGCCGGCGGCGGCACCGACCTGCGCGATACGATTGAGGTCGGCGACCGTGGCGCCAGCCGCGCGACCGGCGCCGGCAAGCCCGACTTCCAGCTGTTTCTGGCTCTTGAGCCATGCGTCATAGGCGGTCGCACCTGCGATCGCCATTCCGACCGTCGCGCCGGTGAGAAGCCGCACCGGAGTGATGACGGCGGCAAGCGCGCGCCCGAGGCTGCCGGCGATGCCGGAGAGACCGCCGGACTCCGCACCGAACGCCTTACCGAGCTTGAGTGTCTGGATGGTGAGCCGTCCGAGCGGTACCTCGCCGGTTACCGCCGCATCGGACGCCAGCCGGAACGTCGTGATCAGCGCCCGAATTTGGCCACCGGTCAGATTCGACGCATGGCCAAGCTCATTGAGCGCACCGGACGCCAGATCGAAGCGTTCCCTGGCGAGCGCGACCGCCTCATTATGCTCCTTCGTGGTAATGGTGCCGGCTTTGAGCAGCGCAGCCGCTTCCGCGATTTCGGCGTTGAGCCGCTTTTGTGCCGCACCGAGCGGGTCGACCTGGGCGCGCAGCGCCACGGTGCGCCGCTCGAGGTCTTCCGATGCCCTGGCAGCGCTCTCGAACACCTCGGCCGAGTAGCGCGCAGACTTCGGCGTGGTGTCAACACCGAGCACAGCGTTGAAATTACGCTGCGACTGGTCGGCGCTTGCCGCTTGTCGCGCGGCTTGCGCCAGGCGCAGCAAACGCTGTGTCTGTCGATCGGTGGCACTCCCGGCGGCATCCATCGCGGACGCGGCGCCGCGAAACGCGCTCGTGCCGGCCTGCCCGACCTCGTCGAAGGCGCGTTTGACCTCCGCCTTGCCCTCGACACCGAGGCGGATCGAGACGTTTGTTGCTGCCATCGTTCGCTCAAATTCGTGACGGGCTCAATCAATCCCGGTCGTGGGCATAGCTGCGCACGATGATCGGCTCGATCTCGGGCAGCACTTCCACGAGCAGCGGAGTGAGCGCGCCCATGGCGTCGGCCAAGAGCAGCACGGCGCCAAAATCCACGGCGTAGATGCCGCCAGGTGCTGTGCGCACCTGACCTGCGGCGCGGCGCAGCACCTCCCAGGCCGCGATGCCGTCGGGCGTATGAAGCGCATGCTCGCGATATGGACATTCGGCGCACGTCGTCGTGCAGGCCGCGCAATAGCCATCGCCCCCACCGAAGTGCCATTCGGCGAGAGCGATCAGGCGTTTTTTTCCGCAACCTGCAGGATTGCCGGCGCGACATAGAGGCGGTCGATCGCGTCGAATAGCGGCCAGAGATCGAGCGCGGCATCGACGTGGTCCGGGTTTGGGCCGACCGGATTGCCATCGGCATCGCCAATGCCTTCCCATGCCGCGATGCCAGAGCGCGCAAGCGCGGAGGTAAACGCTAGCCCGGCCTGGATCTCGGCATCTTCACCACCCGCGCGCAGCACCTCAGCCGCAGCGGCGCGCGCGACAAGAATGGCGGCGACGGTAATGGGGCGGAACCGCACCCGCACGCCTGGAACAAGGTCGAGCCAGAACGGCTCGCGGTCGATGGATAGCTTGAGCATGGTAGCGTTCTCCGGGGAACTGGCGATTCGGAATGAGTGCGCGGATCGCGCAGACGACAACTTGACGGACTACGCGATTCGCGTAGAATGGCGATGGAATTTGAGTGGGACGAAGCCAAGAGCGACTGGACCCGCCGCGAACGCGGATTTGGGTTTGACACTGCAGTCGAAATCTTCGCTGGGCCGGTCGTCGAATGGGAAGACCGTCGCCAGGACTGGGGCGAGGATAGAGTTGTCGCAGTGGGGATTGTGAACGGCCGCTTCCTGACTGTGATCTACACAAACCGAGCTGAAAGACGGCGGATTATTTCGGCGCGAGCGTCCCGCAAAAGGGAGAAGGAACGATGGCTATCGTCCGCAAGACCCTAGAACAGATCAAAGCATCGAAACGCAACGTCGATTGGACGAAGATCGACGCCACGACCGAGAAAGATATCCGGCGGCATATGATCGAGGATGGTGAGAGCCCCGACGCCGAATACACTCTGGAAACTAGCTTCTCGCCGCATGTTATCCGCAAGCGAATTGGGATGACGCAGGAACAGTTTGCGGCTGCGCTTGGCGTTCCGGTTGCAACCTTGCGCAATTGGGAACAGGGGCGCAACGCCATCGATCCCGCGGCCCGCTCGCTTCTCTTGCTGGTTGCTCGCGATCCCAAAGCAACCCTTGCCGCTCTTGCCGCGGCCCGCTCAGCAGCCTGATCAATAGGACGCTACGTCGTTCATCAAGACCGCAGTCACGGTCTTGTTCAAAACCGGGTCCTTGGCCGCCTGAAACGCGAAAGTCGCTTGAATGCCGTCGGGGCCGGAGATCGGCAGCTTCGGGCGCGGCAGGTAGACATCGTGCAGCGTGAAAGTGAGTGATTTTTCAGCATCGATCTGCCAGCCGAATGAGAGTTCACAGGCCGCACCACTTACAGCCTGATCGAGCAACGTGGTGTCGGCAAAGCGTACGACAATATTTCCCGTTGCAGTCACCATCGCAGGGTCTGCATCCTCGATGCGGCCATCAGGGCGGATGACTTCGACCTTGTCGAGGTTGTTGGAATAGCTGAGCTCGGCTGAGACAACATGGCCGAGCGCCATGCCATCGCGTTTGATCTCGCCCATGAACTGCGAGAAGCGCTCGATAACGGCCTCCGCCGGTGTGCCTGCGCCCGTGGACGTGCCCTTCGTCTCACCTTGTGCGATCAGGCTCATGGTGGCGTTCAAGAGACCCGAGCGCTGCATCTGGATGCGCATGGTGTTGGCGCGGGCGCCGACATTCATGCCATAGCTCGGCACCTCCGGCAGTCCAATCTCGATCGCCATCGAAGGCAGCGCCGGCGCTCCAGAGATGAAGGTGTGCACATAATCAGGTGCGATCCCTGTGGTCGTTGGCGCGCCGAGCAACAATTTAAGCCAAAAGCCGAAATTGCGCAGATCAACCGGCACAACGATATCGCCTTCGTTGTTGACCACGTCGCGGCTCGGCGGCAGCGGCTCGCGCCCGAGCCCCAACAGATCGCTCTCGATCAGGTTCTGCTCGTCGCCGAGGCCGGACGACACAAACGGCAGTTTGTGAAATCCGGACGCCGGCGGCGTGCCGTAGGTAGCTTCAAAAGCAACCGCCATCACTGCGTTCGCACCGCGGGCGCGCGCCATATCGATCTCCTGGAATGATGTTGATGATATTCAGTTCAGCGGATCGGGCGTGGCATAGGTAGCAATGAGCACGACATCGGCCCAGCGTCCGGACAATGCGCCAGACCTCTCGACATCGGCAGTGGCCGGCGCCTCGGCTTCGATAAAATCGCATAAACCCCACAGCGTCCGATTGGCTGCAATCTCGATCCCGATCCGGCCGAGGATTGCATCGAGTGCCTGTTCGCGCGGGCCGATCCCTTGATGTACCGCGACTTCAATCGAGATACGATGACTGAAGATGTAGGTTAAAGGCGACAGTGTCGCTTCGGGCTCACCAGGATCGCCGTCACGGATAATGACGAGGCCGCCCGGCGGTACCCGCTCGGGCTTTGCCAGATTGCGTTCGACCTTCGCCTCCGGCACTGCCGCGGTGATCAGAGCGACGATGGCATCGAGCACCTGTTCACGCTTGCTGGTCACGGCACGGTCACGATCAAAATGGCTGCGATGAAAGCGAGGGATGGAAGAACAGTGGCCGTTGCCATTCGCGCCTGATGCATGATCATCTCCAATACTGCGCGAGGATTGGACCGATGCGGTTTGCCCAGCGCTGTGCGATCGGCTCGATATCGAGCCGCTTGCGTAGCGTGACCTGCGGCACCAGGATGAATACGACGACGGTCGATCGACCTGTCAGGCGGGTGAACTGCTCGCCGTTGCGGGTCCGACCGGCGTTCGGCCGTGCCAGCCCTCGTTTGCTCAGCCGTGCGTTGTCGACAACCAGCAGCGACGGCTTTCCGCGACGATAGACGAAGCGCAGCCGCATGCCGGTGCGCCGCTCGAAGCCGCCGGGCGTAATCCGTGCACGAGCGCCGGTCGTCGTCAGACCAGTCGCGCCCGCGGCCGGCGTCGGGATCGCAAGCCAGAAACCGTTCTTCGAGCGGATGGTTACGCCGCGATCGAAGACGTCGACAAGGTTCGGTGCCTTCGACCAGATAAAGGCAGCAGCATCGAGGCTTGCGCCGCCCTCGGGAAAGGTCTTGCCGCGCCAGGTGTTGGCGAGTCGACGTCCGAGGCCGGCATCGACGACATCGGCGCGCAGATCGCCCTTGAGCCCATCGGTTACCTCGCGCATGGCGCCGGTGACCGAGCGCGCGGCGTCAGTCTCGGCCTCCGCCATGCTCTTGACTAGGTCGCCCGTCTTTAGCGTGAAACGCATGGTTTGGCTGAATGTCTTGGGAACCAGAGTTGCGTGCGAGACGTTCGGCTAGGAGCGGGCCGAGAACTGGCGTTAGATAGGGACGGAACATAGCAGGAGAGGCTCATGAAGTGGCATTACGCGGGACTTGTGATCAACCTCGCGGTCAGTACCGTCATCATGTATCTCGTAATGTTTTCGATGATCGACGGTCTTCCAGAGTTCTATAACAACCTGAATATGTTTTACATGGCGCTCATGATGGTTGCTCCCATGGCGATCCTGATGCTTCTCACCATGAATTCGATGTACCAGCACAAGATGGTCAACATTGCTCTCTATGTCTTCTTTATCGCCTTGTTCGTCGGATCATTCGCGTTTACGCGAGCGCAGACACTTATAGAAGATAAGCAATTCCTCCGCTCAATGATCCCTCACCATTCAGGCGCCATCTTGATGTGCCGGGAATCTTCCTTGGCCGATCCGGAGCTCATTTCGTTATGCCAAAGCATCATCAAGTCGCAGCGAGACGAGATCGAACAGATGAAGAGGATATTGGCGCGTTATTGAAACTGCTCATTCATCAAGCAGGCTCCGAGGCCTCGCAGACCCACACCAGCCGCAGGCTGTCAGCAATAGGCGGCGCAATGATTTCAAAGGTGTCGCCATCGAACTCGACCGTGTCGCCGCTCGCAGGTTCGGCAACCTCCGAGCGCCGCACATCGATGAGCACCGTCGGCAGGATTGCTCGGCTGTCGCCAAAGCCGACGATCTGGTCGGGCCGCCGTACGGTGACACGAACAGCAACGCCCGACCCCACCCCGCCCGGACGCCAGATCGCGACGCGGGCAATATTCGGGTCGGCGAACAGCGCATCGATCGCCGCGGTGAATGCGTCCACCACGATAGCTTAGTTGCTGGTAGTAATCTTGACGGCGAGGCGCGGTCGCTTGTTGATCGGCAGTGGCGAGGCCTCGGTCTTGACGTCGATGGCGCTACCGTCCAGCCGCGCAATCTGGCGGGCATAGATCGGCAGCCCCATGGTGTTGACGGTCTCGATCAGGTTGGCCGGCGCACCATAGGTCACGAAAGTGTCCATGGTACCGAGCGGGAAGGCAATGCCTTCGCCCGCTGGAATCAGCGTCTCGATTGCGCCGGTCGAGAGCGTGACGGTGGCGTTGTATTCCTCAAACACGATACCAGAGAACGGGAAGCGCCGGCGGGTGTCCTCGCGCAAGGGTTGCGCCCCGGTTGCGGAAAAGTATTTGTACGCCTCCTCGACCCTGGCGTGACCAATCAGCTTGTCGAAGAAACCGGGGCTGACCAGCGCGAGCACGCCGGTCATGGTCTCGCCCTTGAGCTCTGTTTCGATGCTGCGAAGCACCTCACGGCACTTGGCCTGGACCTGGGTCGCCGCAGTGCCGAGCACGAAGTCAACTGCCTGCTGGGCAAGCCCGAACTCATCGAAATAGTCATAAAGAGTGACGCCGGCACCATCCTTGACGACGCCGCGCAGTGCATTGACCTCCATGTACTCACGGGTCTGGGCATGCTTCGCCCGCATGCGGGTGAGTTTGCGCTCCATGACGGTGGCAAGCGGATCTGCGGCATCCGCGACGCCGAAGCCACGCACGCCCTGGATATCCTGCGGGGTGATGACGTCATCGTGCGGGATCCACGGCACCGTGAACGAGCGCATCGAGCGGGTATCGCGGTTGGCGACGGTAGCCGGCCCGCCCAGTGGCACTGTCGGCAGCAGGTTGAGCACGCCCTCGGCCTGCTCGATGATGGCACTACGTTGGGTGATACCCTCAAAACGAAACAGACCCATCTCGCCGAGACGGGTGTAGATGTTAGGCAGGATGTTGATGGCCTGGGTCATCTCGGCAAGCGTGTAACCGCCAGCGTCGAAAGGATTGATCATCGGAGCCATGGGGTTGGGTCTCCTTAAAAAAGATCGGGCCCCGATGGAAATCCATCGAGGCCCGGCCAAGCGGGGAGGTTCAGAAAAGATCAGGCGGTCTCACGCGGGACGAGACCCGCGGCGGAAAGCTGCATGTGCTTAGCTGTCGTCTTGGTTGTGTCATCGATCGACGTATCGAACACTAATGCCGCCTTCGAGAGGATGACCGGACCGCGCGCGACGACGAGGCCGGTCTTATCCGCGTCCGTGGCGTCGACGGCTTCGATGAGGACGGCGATCGCAGTCTCGGCGCCCTCGTCGCCGGCGAACTGGACGGCTGGAGACAGGCGATACTTGCCAGAGGCGGTGATCTTCCCGAGCACCGAGCCAAGCGTGTAGTTGGTGCCGGCCTTGAGGGTAACGGTCTCGCGGCTATAGTTGCCATTGAGCTCGTATTTGAGCAGGTCGCCAAGCGTCGGCGCCATGATCAGTGTAGGCATGTCGGGTGCTCCTTAAGTCTCCATGATCAGACGCGCGCCGCTGCCGCGCGCTCTCTGGCGCGCCGCACAATCGGACTATCGCCAGTAGCCGGGGTGGAAGGGGCGGCAGCGATCACGGTGGTGGCCTCGGCCCGCGCGGCAAGTGTGTCGAGCACGGAGCGGCGCAGTGCGTCGGGCGTGATGCCCTTCTTCAGCGCGTCGGCGGCATCGACCGTGACGCTGAGCCGGGCAGCCTGGCTCACGATCGCGGCCACTTCGGCAAACTCCACCCGCAGCTTCTCAGCGACCCCCGCCATGGTCTCGGAAGCTGGCAGAGGTGGAGGCGCAGGTGCAGCGTCCGTTGGCGTTTGCTCAGGAGCGACTGCATGCTGCCGCTCGCACGGTTGATCCTGCGTATGTTCAGTTTCGTTGGTCGCCATGGACAGGCTCCTCTTCAATGTCGGGGTGACGTGCATGCGCACCGGTGCGGCGCGGTCGAGTTCGGCGGCCATCTCGGCGATAGCGAGGTCGAGCGTGCCTAGCCGGTCGGCGAGACCGGCGCGGACTGCGAGCGCGCCGCGGTAGATCGCCGCGGCCGTGCCGCGCACCGCCTCGGAGCCCAGGCCTCGGTTTGCGGCAACCAGCGCGCAGAACTCGGAGTAAAGGCGGTCGACGTCGGCCTGAATGCTGGCTCGTGCGCGCTGAGACAGCGGTTCATGGGCATTGCCGTCGACCTTCTGATCACCAGCGAAAACGAAGCTCCATGACAGCCCGGCTTTAGCATCCGCGCCACTTTCGTCGACATGAACGGCGACGACACCAATCGAGCCGACCTCTCCGGTCCGCGTGACGTAAAGTCGATCGGCGGCGCTGGCGATGGCGTAGGCGGCCGACAAGGCGCACTCGTTGGCCACGGCCCAGAGCGGCTTTGCGCTCGCGCTTCGGATGGCCAGAATCTGCTCGACGAGGTCGAACAGACCGCCGACTTCCCCGCCGGGGGAGTCGACGTCGAGGATGACACCGCGCACGCTCGCGTCATCCATCGCTGCAGTGATGGCATCTGCAATATCGCCGTAGGCCTGGAGGCCGCTCGCGGCGTCGAGATAGCCGGAGCGACTCACCAGCGTGCCGATCACTGAAATGACCGCGATCCGCTCGACAGTGATCGATGTCAGCGGTAACGGATCGGCTTGCTGATTGACCACCTCCAGGGAGCCGCCGACAAAGCGAGGCCCGAGTACGCCAAGGATGACCTCCAGCTTGGCGCGCGCAATCATCAGCGGCCTTCCGAACACCCGGGAGGCGACATGCGGAAGGTTGGTCATCATGGAGCAGAAATACTTATGTGTTGCGTTAGCTAACGCATTGCGTTAATATTAGCGATGATCAAATCGTTCCGGAATGCGGCAGCGGAGGCCGCGTGGGCGCGCCGCTTTATCAAGGGCGTTCCGAACGACATTCTGAAGGTGGCGAACCGTAAGCTGATCCAGATCCATAACGCCCGCAGCCTCGACGATCTTCGGGCGCCGCCCGGCAATCGACTGGAAGCCCTCACGAAAGATCGGAAGGGCCAACACAGCATCCGGATCAATGACCAGTGGCGGATCTGTTTCCGCTGGCGAGACGGCGATGCCTTCGAGGTGGAGATCGTTGACTATCATTGAGGACAAAACCATGGCCGATTTTGCTCCCGCCCATCCTGGCGAAGTGTTGCGCGAAGACTTTCTCAAGCCGCTTGGGTTAAGCCAGTACGCGCTCGCCAAGGCAATCGACGTCCCGCAGATCCGTGTGAGTGAGGTTGTCAACGGCAAGCGTGCGATCACGCCCGATACTGCGTTGCGGCTTGCGCGCTATTTCGGAACCAGTGCTGAATTCTGGATGGGGATGCAGGCGACCTACGACCTGGAAATGGCCCGCGATCAAGTCGGCAAGAAGATCAACGCACGGGTTCATCCGAGGGCTGCCTGATCGGATATAGTTTGGGTTTCCGCGCTATCGCCTGGAGCGTGCGGCGTGGCCGAGATATTGAACGTCAACCCGAGCCGCTGCTCCCTTGCCTTGTCGGCCGCGATTTCCGCATCGACCTGCTCGGCGTCGTAACCGCGCTCGGCCAGCGCTTGGGTGCGGCTCTTGAGGCCGGCATTGATCTGTTCGATTTCGGCGCGGGCATCCTTGAGCGGATCGACCCAATCCCACTTCGGCGGTAACCATCCGCAGGCGAGATGCTCGCGCCGGCGCTGATCGTAGTCCGGCAATGCAAGCGTGCCCGCAAGCACTGCAGTGTCCATCCATCGTGCCCAGACCTGTCGGCAGAGCTGCCAGACCATGACCGCATGTTGATAGGCCTCGATCCGCCGGCGAAATTCGAGCAGAGCCAGGCGAGAATTCGAGTAATTCGCCTTGAGCATATCGTTCGACAGATACGCATAAGGTACACCCAACGCCGCTGAGACCTGCAGCAGCGTACGGTATTGAAACGGCTCGTAGGTCTGTCCTGAGTCGGCCGGCGCCGAGGTCTGCACCTCCTCACCCGGCTCCAGCATGGTGATCTGGCCGGGCTGCAGGTCGATGGTACGCTCGTCGTTGTCGTCCCGGCCCTCCGCGGCATCGAGCGGTTCGGCTGGCGCTGGCGTCGTGATAAACAGCGCGTGCATTGCCGCGACCTTCTTGCGGTCGAGTTCGGCGTCGTCATACTGATCAAGCAGGAACAGCTTGACGATGCCAGCGGCAAACCGTGACACGCCGCGCAACTGACCGGCATCGACCGGGTCGATGACGTGCACGATCTCGGAGGCCGGGATGCGGACGGTTTCGCCGGCAAGCCCAGGATCGGTGATGTCGCCCGGGTGTCTCCGTAGAAAGTAATAGGCAACACGACGGCCTACGCGATCGAATTCGATCCCCTGCCGGATCACATTGCCGTCGGGCATAACTTCGTTACGACTGAGCGGTAGCATCTCCGACGGCAACATCTGCAGCTGCAGCGGGACGGTTAATCCATCCTGAGGTCGCCGCGGCCGAAATCGAAAGAATACCTCGCCGGCAATGAACACTTCGCGCGCGGCGCGGCGCTGCAGGCCATAGAAGTCGGTGAAGCTCTCCGCATCGGCTTCATCGGTCCAGCTGAGCCAAAGCTCCTGAACCGCGGCTTTCAAGCCAGCATCCTTGATGAGAGACGACGGTTTGATGCCTGCGCCAACGACATTGCCAGCCCAGCTCTCGATCGCATTGGCGGCATAACCATTGTTGCGCACCAGCCAGCGGGCGCGGGCCGTGATATCGGGGCCTGCTGCCGCAATCAGCGTGTTGAGATGCGCCCGGCTCGGCTGAAATCCTCTTAGTCGCCGATTTGCAAGCCCTGCCTCGAACCCGCCAATGAAGGCACCGACGCGGCGACGAAATGCTGTCAGGGAGACGAGCACTCAAAGCCCCTTCGACGCAGACGTGAGAATGCGGCGCTTGCGGCCACCTTCCCGAGTCGCGGTAATGCGGCGCTCGAGATCGGTGATAGCGGTCGCCATCTCGGCATCGCTCGCATATGTGACCCGGCGGCCGTCGATTTCGACGGTGCGCACGCCACGAAAGCGCGCCGCGAGCAGCGCATCACGTTGCGCCAACATCTCTTCGAGTGTCATAGCTCAACTCAGATAGCTCGACTGGAATACGCGGCGGCCGTGGCGCGGTGGCCGAGAACGAATGACGCCGGCTACGGCACCGCTCTCCAACTGCGGATCGGCCGACTGTTTGCTGTCGACCTCCCCCACTGGTCCGATCTGGCGTTCCAGATCGGACCACATCGCCTCGGTCCAGCGGTCGGCGCCGACGATCCAGACGGCGGCACGGGCGTAGACGCGGCAGTCGAGCGCTTCGTTGCGCTCTCTGAGCTTTTGCCATTCGAGGCGGGCGAAACCGCGTTTTGTGCGCACGGTTACCAGTTGCTCGGCCGTGAACTGCTTGAGCCATTCGTTCTCGACCCAGTGCGGCAAATGCACCGCTCCAGGCGGAAACACGCCACCGCCTGCACGTTCTTCCTCGGTTGGTTGTTCCAGCCGCAGAAAACGATAGGTCTCAGCCTTAAAGGTCGACACCGCCACGGTCCACAGCCGCGCGCCGCGGCGCAGGCGCTTGCCACCCTCGGTCGCATCAACGAAGGTCGGGCCCGACACCGGGCTCGAGCGGTTGAAGCCCTCGACGCCCTTGACTGGCGCGACCTGCATAAAACCCTGCCGGCGTGACCAGGCATAGACCGCGGGTGCCTCGAAGCCGGCGTCGATGGCGAGCCGCGCGATCCTCAAGTGAGCGCCGCGCTGGTGCGACCAGATGCGGTCCAACAGCGCCGTCAATTCCGCCCATGCTTCCGGCCGGTCGGGCCCGCCCGCGATCACGATATGATCGACGAGCCAGCTCTCCAGCCCACGGCCCCAGGCCCAGACATCGATCTCGATCCGGTCCTTCTGGACGTCGGCGCCTGCAGTCAGGAATAACCCGCCCGCAGGAACCGTGCCTGATGTCCAGTGCTCACGCCGATCATAGAGCCGCCGCCAGTCCGGCGCCTCACCGGTCTCGACCCAGCTCTCACCAAGGACAGTGTTGCGGAAGGCTCGCAGCGCCTCGTCCGAGCCCATCGCCGCCTCGTGCGCTCGCGCGATCTGCATCCAGCTCATCCAACCCGGCGGCGAATACAGCGCCGAGAGGTGGTAGCCGACCGTCGTAGGATCAACAGCTGTTGCTGTCGGACGCCATTCGCCGCGCTCCAGCATCGTCGCCTTATGGTGCTCGGCGATCGCGCCATCGCAGGAGCCACATGAATAATGCGCGCTTTCTGGTCTCCCCTTGTCCCAGCGCAGCCGCTCGAACTTCAGCCACTGCATCTCGCGGCAATGCGGGCACGGCACGAAGTAGCGCCGCTGGTCGCTTGCCTCATATTCACGCTCGATGCGCGAGAGACCGCGGATCGTCGGCGTTGAGACCAGCAACACTTTCCGCCGATGCGCGAAGGTCAGCGACCGGGCCTCGGCGAGCGTCACCGGATCGCCTTCCTCGTCGGCCGAAGCCGGATAGGCGTCGACCTCGTCGAGAAAGATGTAGCGGGCCGGCGTCGAGCGCAGGCCCACCGCCGAGTTGGCGCCCGTCATGATCAGGATGCCGCCAGCGAATTCCTTGGACAGCATGGTGTTGCCGGCGTCGCGTGAGCGCGCCGGTTTGACGCGGTCCCGCAGCTCGGGACTTTCGTCGAT